GATGCCGCTTCGAGTTCGGATGCTAATGTCGGCGCGCGCTTGATGTTTTTATAAGTTAATAATTTGGGTAATGGGAGTTAGATTATACGAATTTGAATTCTTCCTGTGTTACGAATTTTGGCAGTAATTGGAGTAATACTTCGAATACGGGAACTTTCTATTTGCAAGTGAATAATACCACTTCGAATTCGAATGCTAATATCGGCACGCACTTAATGTTTTTAATATTGACCCACGTGCAACCATTACCCTGGCTCTTGCCAAAACATAAAAAGTAAAAAAGTTGTACTGGTACTCAATAAGGAAGGTTCAACATCAAAAAACATCAATGGAGGTCAGGAACATTAAAAGATACGGAAACATATATGAGAAAATATATGATATAGAAAACTTAAAACTCGCACATAAAAATGCGAGAAAAGATAAGACCTACTATAAAGAAGTTAAAATGGTGGATGCTAACGAAGATTATTATTTAAGTGAGATTCAGAAGATGCTTAAAAAAGAAACTTATGAAGTTAGCACATATGAAATTTCAGTGATAAATGACAAAGGTAAAGAAAGAGAATTATGTAAATTACCTTACTATCCAGACAGAATTATTCAATGGGCTATCATGTTACAGGTTGAGCATATATTCATGCAGGTGTTTACAACATTCACCTGCGCTTCAATAAAGGGTAGAGGTATTCATAAAGCTTCATCTTTGTTAGATAAATATATGAAAGATAAAGAAGGTACTAAATATTGCTTAAAGGTTGATATTGGTAAGTTCTATCCAAACATTAACCATAGTATCTTAAAAAGATTGATACGAAAGAAATTCAAGGATAAAAGATTACTTAGTATTTTAGATAAAATAATAGAAAGTACTCCAGAAAATAAAGGTGTCCCAATAGGTTCATATTTATCTCAGTTTCTTGCAAACTTCTATTTAGCATATTTCGACCATTGGCTAAAAGAGGTAAAGAGAGTTAAGTATGTTGTTAGATATATGGATGATATAGTTATTCTACATCATTCGAAAGAATATTTACACCAATTAAAACGGGAAATGGATATATACTTGGATAATGAACTCAAGTTAAAAATCAAAGATAATTGGCAGGTGTTCCCAACCGCAATTAGAGGTATAGACTTTGTAGGTTATAGACATTTCTATGGTTACAAATTATTAAGAAAATCTACTTGTAAAAGATTTAAGAAACAAATGCTAAAAATTAGAAAGAAATGTAGCCAAGGTCATAAATTAAATTATTCAGAATGGTGTTCAGCTAATTCTTATAAGGGGTGGTTAATATGGTGCAGTAGTTATAGATTAAGTAAAAAATACATTGACCCTATTCAAACTTATTTAGATGAATATTATCAAAAGCAAATTAAAGAAAGGGAGGTAATGCCTTATGAAAGATATGGGAATAAGACAAGGGAGTTCAACTCAGGCGGTTCAATTAACCGTAGGAAAGGATACAGTGTATGTAAGAAATGACATAACCCCTATACTTGAGGATATTGAAGGTAATCCAGTTCAAGACCTATTCAGTTATCATGAGATTCAATATGATAAAGATGAATATATAGCCTTATTAAATGAACAGCTTGATAAATTAGTGGAGGCAGACTTAAACAATAAAATGGCAATGACAGAGATATTTGAAATGATAATAGTGTAAGGAGGAAAAGCTAATGGCAAAGATATACGCATCGTTAATTGTAGCAGGTAGAAAAACCTTTGAAGAAGTCCCTGCACAGATTAAAGAAGAAGTGAAAGTAGCTCTAAAAGAATATGTAGTACGTGGCGAATTAACTCCTGAACAATATCAGGAATTCGTTGGTGAGCCTTATGTTGGCTAAATTATGGTTAATCTTTACAATAATGAAAGGAGGGATAGATATGGTTATAGTATATGTAGCTCTTATCATTGCTGGTAGAAAAACCTATGCACAAGTGCCTGCAATCTTAAAAGAAGCTGTAAAGGAAGAACTTATAGCTCTTGACCTTGCAGAATTAGTAGAATAGTATAGTACATCATAAAAAGTAGGGTGGGTGGGAGGCAAAGGAGTTGTCTATTATGAAATAAGGTAATTGAATAAGGAGGAAACGGAACGATGGTAAAACCGGAAATTTTAGCTTTTCTTTCGCCTATTGTTTCAGCACTAATAATTTGGTATATTCAGCATAGACATATGGAGCATGACAAAAAGAGAGATGAATTGGTATTAGCCGAAAAAAAGAGGCAGGAACAAAAGGAGAAGGAAAAAGAAAAAGAGGCTGAAAAAAGAGCCGAAGCTCGCAAACAAGAAAACTTATTAACAATGAGAATGATTAAGGCAATTGGAAAATTATCATATGCTAACTCAGTTGCAATCAAAGAAGGAAAAGTGAATGGTGTGATGGAAGAAGCAATTGTCTATTATAGAGATGCCAGTGATGAAATGACAGAATTCCTTCAGAAGCAAGCAGTTGAGCATTATGTAAAATAGGAGGTGATAGCGTGGCAAGAAGACGTAGAAGAAAGAAAAAAATGGAATTTTCAAAGAAAATATTTGTATCTGTTTCTATAGCAGCTTCATTAGTTACTATATTTACAGGAATTATGATTTGGCGAACCAATGACTTATCACCCCTCATGTACTTAATTCCAGCAGTCTTTGCAGAGCTTGCTACGGCTACCGGATTTTACTATAGTAAGGCCAAGGCAGAGAATAAAATTAAAATTCAAAAGGGTTTAGAAAATCCAGAAGAAGGAGGAATATCGGATGGATGATAAAATAAAAGAAACAAAGGAACATGAATTAAATCAGGAAGCGTTGGAAGAATTATCAAACGGGAAAGGAGAAGATGAAGATGAGTAATAGCCCGTTAGTAAGTTATACAAAGATATCGCCTAATAAGACAAGCCCAAGAAATCATAAAATTGATACTATTACTATTCATTGTGTAGTAGGACAGACATCTGTTGAAACTCTTGGAAATGTATTTGCTCCAGCCTCTCGAAAAGCTTCTTCTAATTATGGTGTTGGGTATGATGGTAGGATTGGAATGTATGTTGAAGAAAAAGACCGTTCTTGGTGTACATCTTCAAGTGCAAATGATAATAGAGCGATTACTATTGAAGTTGCAAGTGATACCAAACATCCTTACGCAGTAACAGATAAAGCTCTTGAAGCAACTATTGAGCTTTGTGTTGATATATGTAAAAGAAATGGTATTAAACAACTTCTATGGAAAGGTGATAAGAATCTCATTGGTCAAGTAGATAAGCAAAACATGACTGTTCATAGATGGTTTGCTAATAAATCTTGTCCGGGAGAATATTTATATAGTAAACATCTTTATATTGCTGCAGAAGTTAATAAGAGATTAAACCCTCCTAAGCCTACACCGAAACCAGACTCTAAAGTATTATATAGAGTTCAAACTGGAGCATTTAGTAATAAAGCTAATGCAGATGCTTTAGAGGCTAAGCTCAAGAAAGCTGGGTTTGATACCTATATGGTAAAAGTGGAAAATCTTTATAAGGTTCAAGTTGGAGCGTTTGGAGTAAAGGCTAATGCTGATACAATGGCCAAGAAGTTAAAAGCTGCAGGCTTTGATACTTATATTACCACTGAATCAAGAACTCCCGTACAAAGTAATATAAAGGCTCCTACATTAAAGGTAGGCTCCAAAGTAAAGGTAACCGGAACTAATTATGCAACAGGTCAAAGTATTCCTTCTTTCGTTAGAAATAATACCTATACTATTCAACAGATAAGTGGAGATAAGGTCTTGTTGAAAGAGATTATAAGTTGGGTATATAAGAAGGATGTTAAATTAGTTTAAGAAAGGAGAATGGCTATGTTAGATTTCTTAGCAGCTTATTGGGATAGTGTTTTATTCGTTATTCTTTTCATAGTAGCTTTAATAGTATTAGTGAGAAAGGGTTATGGATATTATGCTAAGCAGATTTTATTCTATTTAGTAACAAAAGCTGAAGCTGAATTTGGTGGTGGAACTGGCCAATTAAAATATGCGGCAGTAACCACTTGGTTATATGAAAAGCTACCTGTTATTGCTAAATTTATATTAACTCCAAAGACTATTGATAACCTAATTGAAGAAGCGGTGGCTCAAATGAAAAAATATCTTGAATCAAATGAGCAGGCAAAAGTATCGGTAGTTGAAAATGTAATTAAATAATAAGTATATTCAGATAAAGCCTCAAATATAACTGAGGCTTTATTTTTTTTCACAAAAACAGTTGATTTATGTTTTAATATGTTATATAATATTATTGAGGGTGGAACCTCACTTAAAACACTTCTGAAGGAGGAAATGAAATGGTAAACATTACGATTAGAGAAGCTGAAAAAGTCAATGGAGATTTAAGTGCTTTCATAAGCTTTCCATATGATTCCGAATTAGTTGGAATAATGAGAACACAATCAAGTAGGTTTTGGCATGCAGCTCAAAAGGAATGGGAAATACCAGCAAAGAAATTAGTAGCTGTAATCAATCAAATGGGAAATAGACAGATAACATTAACTGGAGAATATAAAGAATTGGAAGAAAAGAAAATTAAAATGCCAAAGGGATTTGAATTCAAAACCAAGCCTTTCGAACATCAAATAGAAGGATTTGAGTATGGGCTAAAATATGACAGATTCTTATTAGGAGATGAGCAAGGACTTGGAAAAACAAAGCAGGTTATTGATATAGCGGTAGCAAAGAAGATTACTAAGAAATATAAACATTGCTTAATCATTTGTGGAGTTAATGGTTTGAAATGGAATTGGCAAGCGGAAATAGGAGTTCATAGTAATGAGAGTAGTTGGATATTAGGAACTCGTTACAATGGTAAAGGTAAAGCCAAAGTAGGCTCAAGCAAAGATAAATTAGCAGACCTGAATAATCTACCAGATAGCTACTTCCTTATAACTAATGTAGAAAGTCTTAGAGATAAAGGTATTTGCGAAAAGGTTAAAGAGCTTTGTGATAATGGAACAATTGGAATGGTAGCAATAGATGAAATCCATAAGTGTAAGAATCCAGCATCTCAGCAAGGTAAAGCTATATTGAAGATATTGCCTGAAACAAGAATAGCCATGACTGGAACTCCACTAATGAATACTCCACTTGATTTATTTATTGTGTTAAAATGGTTAGGGTTTGAAAAACATAGCTTCTTCCAATTTAAGAAACATTATTGTGTAATGGGTGGCTATGGTGGATATGAAGTAGTTGGATATAGAAATCTTGGAGAGCTGCAGGAGAATTTAGATAGCCTAATGCTTAGAAGATTAAAGAAAGATGCTTTAGACTTACCAGATAAAATTCATAGTACTGAATATGTAGAAATGAGCAAAGCCCAAACAGCTATATATAATGAGGTTAAGGAAGAAATCAAAGAGCAGATTGACAAGATTAAAATTAGTAATAACCCATTAGCTCAACTCATTAGATTAAGACAAGCTACTGGATTCACTGGAATATTGAGTACTAAAACAAAAGAAAGTGCCAAGCTTGATAGATTAGAGGAAATCGTGGAAGAGCTGGTAGAAAATAATGAGAAGTGTATAATATTTAGTAATTGGACAGATATGACTAATCCAACCTATGAAAGATTAAAAAGATTCAATCCTGCACTTATCACTGGAGAAACAAAAGATAGAGTGGCCGAGCAGGATAGATTCATGAATGATGATAGATGTAAATGCATTATCGGAACAATTGGAGCAATGGGAACGGGGTTAACTTTAACAGCCGCTACAACTGTAATCTTCTTAGATAGCCCTTGGAATAGAGCAAATAAAGAACAAGCAGAAGACAGAGCCCATAGAATTGGTACTAAATCAAATGTCAATATTATTACAATCGTTTGTAAAGATACCATAGATGAAAGAATCGAAGAGCTGGTTCATAAAAAAGGAGCTATGGCAGATGCATTAGTGGATGGTAAAGTGGATATGAATAAACCAGAGATTATTGATTTCTTATTAAACTAAGGGAGGATAAAGGAAATGTATAATTACGAGGAATGCATAAGTTGTAAACAAAGGATGAGAGATTTTAGAGCAAGGCAAATTCAAAAACAGAAAAGACAATTTATCTTCATGATGGCAGTAATGGTATTAGTGTTCGGGTATCTAATATGGCAGGTCAATAGAAATATAGAAAATGACCTTGCAAGAGAGGTAGAGGTTCGAACTGTGTACAAGCCGATATTTACTCAAGTATCGGCCGAGCCTACACCAATTGTTATTGAAGAAGATAAAGTCGGTGTACAACCTGATAAAGAGATGTACGCATATAATCCAATGGAGCTCCCATCTAAAACTAAGGGAGAATTTAAGACTTATATGGATTATAGAAAGATTACTAATAAATCGTCCAAGCAATGGCACTTACAGCAATTGGCCACTACAAATGAAGAAGGTTTTCGTTTATTCAATGGAAGATATTTAGTAGCTGTTGGAACATTTTATGCTGATGAGGTTGGAAAGGAATTAAGAATTACTTTAGAAGATGGTACAGTATTTCTTGCAATGGTGGGAGATATCAAAGATAACTTACATACAGACCGGACTAATAGATATATTGAGAAGAATGGTAATATTGTAGAATTCATAGTAGATGTAGATAAGCTTGACCCTATTACTAAAAAATTAGGTAATGTATCAAATTCAGGATTCGAGG